TCATAATTTCTGGGCGCCGAGCGATACGGCTCTGGCCAAGGCCTGGGCGATCTGAGCGTCGGAACGGATCAGCCCCGACGCCTCCCCGCTCTGGACATTGACCGTCACCGAGATCCCGCCGCCGCCGGCCGGCTCAATGCTGCCGGCGGAGGCCGGACGGAACACCTCCGGCCCACGCTCCCCGACCAGATAGCTTCCGCCGGGCAGGACCGGTCCGCCGTCGGCGCGCGCTCCCGAGAAGCTGTTGGCCAGCGCTTCGCCGAGCCCTCCGCCCTTCAAGGCCGCCCCCGCCGCGCCCAGCACGGCGCGGGCCAGTTCCGCCAGGGACACCTGTCCGTCCGACGCCGCGCGGGCCAGGGAGCGGGCCAGGGACGTCCCGGCCCGCGCGAAGGCCTCGTCGATCGAGCGGGCCGCGCGGTCGGCCGGCGCCTTCAGGGCCTCCAGCGACGCGGCGGCCTCGGCGGCGCGGGCGGGGACGGCGGACAGGCCGTCTTGCTCAAAACTCATGGGATCTCCTCGTCGGGATAGCGAGCGATCAGGTCGGTGAGGCCCGAACGGGTCAGGACGGGCGAGGCCGGCGCTTCGGTGAGCGCCCGCCACTCGACCAGCGACAGCCGCCAGAACGCCTCGGGCGCGACGCCCAGCCGGACGGCCAGCCGCAGCGGCTCGGCCCAGCTCACGCGGACGCGGCCAGGGCGGCGGCCAGGGCGCTGGCGGCTTCCGGGACCGTGGCCCGGGCGGCGATCTCGGCCGGCTCGCCGCCGCCATCCAGCAGCGCCGCCAGCACGGCGGCCAGATCGGCGGCGCTCAGCGTGGCGATGCGGTCCGGCAGCTGCGACCAGTCCGACAGCCCCAGCGCCGCCTCGATGCGGGCCAGCGCGCCCAGCGTCAGGCACAGGCGTCGCGGCGCGCCGGCCAGGGTGACCACGACCTCGCCGCGGGCGGTGTTGGGCGGCAGCATCTAGATCGCCGTGAACGTCACGGCGCCGGCCGAGGCCAGGCTGAGCGCGAACGCCGCCTCGCCGTCGTGCTCGCCGGCATATTCCAGGGCCGCGACGATGAACGGCCCCTCCAGCTGGCCGAAGTCCGGCACCACCAGGCGCCACACCCGCGCCGACTGGTCGAAGAAGCTGGTCCGCACCTGGGCGTCGGAGGCGGCGTCGCGGAACACGCCCGAGCCCGAAACGGCCACCGAGCGCACGCCGGCCCCGGCCAGCAGCTCGCGCCAGCGGCCCGCGCTATCGCTGTCCGTCGCGTCGATGGTCTTGGCGTTGAGGCTGATGGTGCGGGCGCGCAGGCCCGCGACGGTGACGAAGGTCGGCGTAGCCGCCCCGTCGCTGATCTTCAGCAGGATGTCCTTGCCGGCTTGGGCGGCCATGATTGTCTCCTTGTCTTAAAGAAGTTCGGTCACCGCCCGCACGCGGACGATCCCGAGGGCGGTTTCGCGGTCGGCGCCGGCGAAGACGTCGGCATAGGGGACGCGCAGATTGACCAGCCGCCGGCCGCTCAGCGCCGGGCGGGCGTCGTGCAGGGCCGCGCGGACGGCGGCGACCAGGGCCCTCGCCTCCTCCGGCCCGCCGAAACGGCTGGCGCAGGTCAGGGTCAGCAGATGCTCGATCGCGTCGTTCTCGCCCGCCGGACGCCCCTCGGCGCGGGTGACGACCACGCAGGGATAGGTCGGCAGGCGCGGCGGGCTGGCGTGGATCCGCTGGGCGACGATCGCGGTGACGGCGGGCGCGGCCTTCAGGCTGGCGACGACGGCGTCGATCAGGGGCTTGTCGCTCACAGCCGGGCCTTTCGGTAAGGGGTCAGCCACGGCTGGGCGAGGGCCGGCGACGGCTGGCCGGCGTCGCCCGGGGACGCGCGATGCTCGTAGGCGTGGGCGACCAGGGTCAGCACCGACAGCCGCAACGGCGCCGGGCTGGCCGGGGTCAGCGTGACGCCGGCGGCCGCCGCGACATGGGCCTCGGCGGCGTCGATCAGCAGGGTGAGGATGGCGTCCTCCGACGCGTCGGGCACGCGCAGGAACGCCCGGGCCTCGGCCAGGGTGAGGGATTGAGGCATTGGGGTGCTTTCGGGAATGGGGTCACTTGCCCCCTTCCGCGCTGGCGCGCTCCCCCCCCCCGGAGGGGGAAGAGGAATCACCTTCCGCCCGCTCTGGGGGCGGACGACCGCGAAGCGGTCAGGTGGGGGCAAGTGACCAGGTCTGACGACTAGCTCGCCGCGAACTTCAGCAGCTTCACGGCGTCGAAGTTCTGCACGCCGCCGCCGACGCGCTTGGTGGTGTAGAACAGCACGTGCGGCTTGGCCGAGTACGGGTCGCGCAGCACCCGCACGCCGGCGCGGTCGACGATCAGATAGCCCTTCTCGAAGTCGCCGAACGCCAGGGCCATGGCGTTGGCGCCGACGTCGGGCATGGCCTCGATCTCGGTGACCGGGAAGCCCAGCAGGCTCGCCGACTGACCCGGCTGCAGGGCCGCGTTCCAGATGTAGTTGCCCTGGGCGTCCTTGAACTTGCGCACGGCGCTGACCGTGCGGCGGTTCATCACGAAGCGGCCGTTCTGGCGGTACTGGGTCTTCGCCGCGTAGATCAGGTCGATCAGCTTGTCGGTCGGGTTGCTGGCCGGCCAGGCGCCGGCGACGCCGGTGGCCAGATAGCCGACCTGCCCCCAGGCGTACGAAGCTTCCGGCGCGGCCGTGTAGGCCAAGAGGCCCTTGGGCTTGTTGACCCCGTCGCCGGTCACGAAGGCCGTGGTCTCCTGGGCGGCGAAGGCGTCCTGCACCTCCTCGGCCAGCCACTCGTCGATGCTGACATAGGCGTCGTCCAGCAGGGCCTGGGTGGCGGCCGGGCTGGCGTAGAGCTCGCCCGCCGGGAAGTCGATGACGTCCAGCGTGGGCGCGGTCGTCTCGGGCCGCGCGGCGGTCTCCGCCACCCAGGCGGCGGCCAGGCCCGTGGGCGAGACCGGTTTGCGGAACGTCCCGGCGCCGATGGTGCGGACCTGGCAGATCTCGCGCATCGGGCTGGTCGCCGCCAGGCGACGCAGGATCAGCCGCTCCAGCTCCGGCGGAGCGACATAGCCGCCGGCCGTGGCGGTCCCTTCCGACAGCCCCTTGGCTTCGAGCAGCGCGGCGGGCGTTTCGCCGGTCTTCACGTAGCGGTCGAAGGCGGCCTTGCGTTCGTCGACCGTGGCGACCGGGGTTTCGCCCGCCAGCGTCGGCCTACGCAGGTCGGCCATCAGCCGGTCGAGACGGTCCTGGGCGCGGGCGACCGCGTCGTCGATGCGGCCGACCTTCTCCTCCAGCAGGACATCGGCCCGCTTGGTCTCGATGGCCGCCAGCCGCTGGTCGTTGGCGGCCTTGAAGCTCTCGAACGCCGACAAGACGTCAGCCAACGCCGCGCGGGCCTCGGGCGAGGCCGCGTGTTTGGTTTCCTTCATGGGGATCTCCGGGTTGGGGATAGGAGATGCTCCCCCGCGATGCGGGGGAGCTGTCGGCGAAGCCGACTGAGGGGGCCTGCTGGACGTTGGTCGAGCTCGCCCCCTCCGGCCCTCTGGGCCACCTCCCCCGCGACGCGGGGGAGGATCTTCAGGCCACCTTCAGCCGCGCTTGGGGCAGCATCGGGAAGGTCACGATCGACACCTCCCACAGCTCGACGCGGGACAGCACGCGCAGGCGGCCTTGGGTGCGGGCCTTCACCTGCCGAAAGCCGATGGAGAGGCCGTCCAGGGCCCCGGCCTCGACCAGGGCGGCGACCAGGCGGCCTCTCGGCGTGGTCTTCAGGATCCGCCCGCGCACGAACAGGCCCTTGGCGTCCTCGATCACTTCGTCCCAGACCCCGACGGGTTCGGCTTCGTCGTGCTGGTGCAGCATCGCCACGGGCGCGCCGGCGGCCAGGCTCTCGGCGAAGGCCCCGGCGGCGGTGACGTCGTCATTGAGGTCGCGGGTCCAGAACAGCGAGGCATAGCCTTCGATCCTCAGCTCATCCGTCATGTCGGCGCTCCAGCTTGGCCTCGATGCGGTCCAGCGACTGGCGGGTCGCGGCGGCCTGCTCCTCCAGCCGCGCCAGGCGCTCGGCCACCGGGGCCTGGGCCTCAAGGCGGCGCTGCATGTCGTCGATCCGGGCCGAGGCGCGGCCGGCCCACATCAGGGCGGCGGCGGCCTGCAGGAAGACGGTGACGACGAGGCCGATCGACACCTGGCGGTCGAACCGCCAGCCTTGCGCGGGCGCGGTCAATGCTCCAGCCCCGCAAGCCGCCGGCGCTCGGCGTCGGTCAGGAAGGACGCGGCCTGCAGCCGGCTCCACAGGGCGTCGCGCTCGGCCGACAGGGCCGGGACGGCGTCGAGGTCCGGCGCGATCCTGGCGCCGGGAAACTTGCCGGCCAGCCAGCCGGTCAGGGCCCGCGCCGCCCGCTCGGCCAGCGGAACCACCGTCCCGCGCCAGAAGGCGGCGTTGGCCTCGCGATAGTTGGCGTAGGTGTTGTCACCCGGAATACCGAGTAGCTGCGGGGGCGTGCCGAACGCCAGGGCGATCTCGCGGGCGGCGGCGTGCTTGCCCTCGGTGAAGTCCATCTCGGCTGGGGTCAGCGACATGGCCCGCCAGTCGAGACCGCCCTCCAGCAGCAGGGGCCGCCCGGCGTTGGCCTGACCCGAATGGGCGGCGGCCAGCTCGGTCTTCAACCGGTCGAACTGCTCGTCGGACAGGCGGTCGCCGGCGTCCTTGGACGAATAGACCAGCGCCCCCGAGGGCCGGGCGGAATTGTCCAGCAGCGCCTTGTTCCAGGCGCTGGAGGCGTTGTGGACGTCGATCGCGAAGGCCGCGGCCTCCAGCGGCGAGAAGCCGTAGTGGTCGTTGGTCGGGTTGAACAGCTTCAGGTGCAGCACCGGCAGCCAGCCGTCGGCGTCGCGAGCGATGCGAACCGTGCGGCCGGCGGCCTGGTAGTCATAGGCCAGCGGCCAGCCGCGTGGTCCGGGGACCACGGTCATCCGGTCGGGGCGCAGGGCGTAGAGCTCGGTCGGGGCCGCGTCGCCAGCCGCTTCCAGATAGGCGTTGCCGGCCACCTGCAGGCTCCCGAAGAACGCCTCCATCAGGTCGGGCCCGCCCTGCTCGGGATTGGGCCGGTCCAGCAGGCGCTTGAGCGGATGATCGTCGGCGCGCCGGCCGCTCGCGAACACCGCCAGCGGCGTCGAGGCGGCGGCCTCGGCGATCAGGCGGACGCAGCGATAGGCGACGGGGTTCCTGGCGAAGCCCTCGGCGGCCAGGGCGCCATAGTCGCGCGGCGTCCACTGCGGCCGTCCGCCCGTGGTGAGGGCGATCAGGCGCGCGGCGCGGGAGTCTTTACGCTCCGGCGGGCGGGGTTTGAAAAGGGACATGAGGGATCGCTCCGGGGTTCGGAGTTGAGAACGAAGAGTGAACAATTTAGGGTTGAGGCGAAGGCGTGACGCACTTCAGATCCTCCCCCGCGATGCGGGGGAGGTGGCCCGGAGGGCCGGAGGGGGCGGGCACAGGAGGCGATCGTGAGAGCACCGCTGGAACGGCGTCTGACAGCGCAACGCTTTCGACGGGAACTTACACTGCCGGAGGTATTGCTTTGGCAGGCGCTGAAGGGACGTCAGCTCGAAGGGCTATTGTTCCGCCGCCAGCATCCCGTCGGGCCATACATTCTCGACTTCTATTGTGAGGCGCTCAAGCTAGCCATCGAGGTCGATGGAGAGCAGCATGCCCTGGATGATCATCCCAAGCATGACGAGAGGCGCGACGCCTGGTTCGCCATGCGGGGCGTCGACACACTTCGCATTCCAGCGCGCGATATCCTGCAAGCGCCCGAAAACGCGGCGCGCGCCATACTGGAGCACGTCAGAGCTCGCCCCCTCCGGCCCTCTGGGCCACCTCCCCCGCAATGCGGGGGAGGATCTGAAGTGCCGGCTTCGGGTTCATAGCGCCCGCAACCGCGGCGTCTGCCGGCCGCCGAGCATCAGTTCGCTCACCGCCCAGACCAGGGCGTCCGCGCGGTCCGGGCTGTGCTCCAGGTCGCCGGAGCCCAGGGCCATCAGCTCCTCCTCCAGCGCGACGAAGGCGCCGCAGTGGAGCACGCGGCCCTGCTCGTAGAGCGCCGCCACCGGCTCGGCGCGGGCGCGCTTGCCGATGCTGGCGCGGACCAGCTTCACGCGGCACGGCGGATCGGCCTGGGCCAGGACCGAGCGGACCATGTCGCCGCCCTGGTTGGCCTCGGCCACCAGGGCGTCGGCGTTCCAGGTCCGCGCGGCGGCGACCGCCTTCGCGGCCCAGCCGGCGGGGGACAGGCCTCGGGCCGTCTCGTCGGCCAGCACGAAGGCGCGGTCGTCGCGGCGGCCGACCACCACGATCCCGCAGGCGTCGCCGGTGGCGGTCGCCGGCGGATCCACCGCCACCACCACGCGGTCGAGGCGCGCGGGCTTGGCCGCCCGGCAGCGCGCTAGGTCCTCGGCCCGGAACAGGCCGCCGTCGGTCTCGACGATGATCCCGTCCAGCTCCTGGGCGGCCAGCCGCGTGCCGCCGTAGAGGGTCTCCAGCGTCCGCAGGAACGCCGGCGCCAGGTTGCCGGCGTTGGCGCTGGTCCCGGCGCGGGTCATGGCCACGCCGGGTTCGGCGATCAGGGTCTTCAGCGCCCGGATCGGCCGGGGCGTCGAGGTGACGACCAGACGCGGATCCTCGCCCAGCCGCAGGCCGAAGCGCAGCATGGCCAGGGTCTCGGCGGGCTTGGGCCAGGCGCAGAACTCGTCGGCCCAGGCGGCGTGGAACTGCGGACCGCGCAGGCTGTCGGGATCTTCCGCCGAGAAGGCGTAGGCGGTCGCGCCGTTGGGCCAGACCAGCCGCCGGCGGGAGGCTTCCCAGCGGGGGCGGGCGTCCGGCGGTGAGAGGGCGCGAAGACCCGAGGGGCCTTCGATCATCACCTCTCGCACATCGTGAAAGGTTGGTCCGACCAGGGCCAGCCGTCCGCCCGTCTCCGCCTGCTCGATCATCCAGGCCGCGCCGGCGAAGGTCTTGCCCGCGCCGCGTCCGCCCAGGAACAGCCAGGCCGCCCAGCCGTCAGGGGGCGGGAGCTGATGATCTTCCCTGAACCGCAGGGTCGGCAA